CCTACATGGTTGTAATACAAAACCTCAATAAAAAATGGGTATCCAGAATCTTGCATCCATTTAGAAAGCTGTCCTATTGAATTTCCGTGTATTTTACTTTGTTCAATCCTTTCTAGAGTAACAAAATCATCACCTAAATTTATTGCGTTTGCTACGGCATATAATCCGCATCCGTAAGATTCTTTTTGTATGTATTTCATATCGTTTTAATTAAATATTTCTTTTAAAGCTGAATTGGTGAGGGTTAAATCGTATTTTACGAGTCTTTCAACAGTTTTAAGCTTTTTAAAACTTATTCCAATCCAATTGTTTCCGGAAACTATGTATTTTTTGTCATTTGAAATATTCCACCCGCTAAACAACACTCGTTGCTGTGCCTCAAAATAATCTATACAATCATCCATGCCTTTTGGATTAAGATAGTCAAAATATTTAAATTTTTCAGGCTCTTTCAACGGCACACCATCCAATGTACAGGGAATGAAATAACTCAACTTTAATTCTTTTGAAAGAAATTTGGCGTAATTAGTTATTCTATCAAACCCTAATGCTTTTAGGCTAATGTTTGCTGAATTGCAAAAGTTGATTTTCTCTGAAAGGTTAATAACAAATTCAACCATCCCGATTAATTTTGTATTCTGATTATTGTTTTCCATTTTTAAAAGGTGTTAATATATTGGAGGTTGTGGTTTGATTATTGGCTGATAATGGGTCAGTTCATTTGTGAACAAATCGATGTCAAAATTATCGTCTGGATTAAACCAAAAACAGGAAATTGTACCATCTGGAAAAAGACCGAAAAAATCACCCATTTCATTAGGTAAATTACTTGCATTAGTCTCTATTTTAGTCCATCCGTTGTTGTCTTCAATGCCTCGTAATGACTTAGGGCGCATGAATTTTGTTTTGTTCCAGGTAACAGGGTCTAAAACACCTTTTTGATCTATCATAGATGCATCTATCCCAATTGAACGTAATTGATGTTCAAAAACTTGCCGGTCGGTTGTTCCAGAAGAAAACCATCCGTTTTCGTCTACTTCCATTTCAACGGTTTGCCAATGTTCTCCATATGCTACTTTAATAGCGTTCGCTTTAGATTCTTTTGTGTTGATCATGATTTTTATCTTTAATCGTTAGTATTGAATGTTTCGGTGAAGTAGTCTAACGATGTTTTATTTATTTTATGCGGAATTAATATTCCATTTCGGAATCCAATTTCAAAAGCTTCTTTAATCTGCATTTCTTCTTCCGGTAATGCTTCTTTAAGGATTTTAATTGCGTATCTCATTGCGTCATCCATATCGTTGCATCTTTGTGATACAGGGTTATGATATAAATTTAATTCCATTTTCTCAATTGCATTTTGTATAGCGCTGTTTTGTTTCATGGTTTCTGTTGGTTAGGTTAGTTTTATCCATCCGTATTCTATCTGTTTTTCGACGGATAAGCCGTTAAACGGGATTGCGAAGCCTTTCGAACGCAGGTAATCAATAGTGTGAATTGGCATATTAAAATTGTCCAACTTAAAAACTTCAAGTAATGATTCTTTCACCGCTTGTATGGTTGTACTATAACTAAACGGGGGCTCGTCGAAACTTCCATTTAATCTTCCTATTTCAATCGATTCTTCATCCGTTATAGATGATAATGGGCGTAGTTCTAAATAATCATCCTTATGGCTACCAGCAACTAAATTAAAACCATCAACAGTAAAATTTTGAACACTATGAGTCGCATTACAAATTAACTTCTGACCGAAGTATAACGCAAATAATTTTCTTCTATTCTCAATTGTATTTTCCAAGGCATATAACAGGACAGTTCTTCTAATGTGAGTGAGTTCATTTTTTAAGTTTTAAATATTAAAATCTGCATTGTAATCCTTACCGCCTTTCATTGTGTCAAAATCAGGCTCCGTAGTTGTAGAATAACCGCAATTGTGATTCACACATCGGTGTTCTTCCCATTCAAAATCATCGAATCCATCGTTGGTGATAATAATCTCGCTTCCGCATTCTGGACATTGGTCAGCATCTCCCCACAGTAAAATTTCACCAATCATTTTCATAATATCTCCGGTAACATACGGCAAGCCAATAACAGTGACAAATTCCCATAGAGGAATATTTGATTTTTCCAAAACTTCTTTTACAGTCTGTCCGGCGTCGGTGAAATGGTTTTCGATACATCCTAAATCATCAAGTCCATCAATAACTTTGTCGATCAATGATTTTGAAGAAATCTCCAAAGCCAGACATAATACTTCCATGGCTTTGCCCGTCTTTAAAGTTAATGTTTTCACGATATATGTTTTTTGTTTAACGCAAATATATGATTTTATTTAATGCGAAATGTTGTTTTTGTTTAATTTTTTTGTAAATATTTTCAAAACAATGTTAATGTAGATTTTTTTTCTTGGACTATAGCTTTATGATTTGCCGAGTTTAGCGAAAAATAACTTTCTTTTAGTTCTATGCTAATTGATTTACGATTTAGTTTAATAGCCGAAAAACCTTCTGATCCAATACCACCGAAAGGACTTAAAACAGTATCTCCTTCATTACTATATAAATGCAATATTCTTTCTATAGTATCTAATTGTAATGGCGCAATGTGTTTTTCATCGTTACCGTCACGGCCAGATCGATATTGTAAAGTTCTTCCGTAATCGATATCCATCCATACGGGAGATGCGTATTTTTGCCAAAGGTCAACCGGTAAATAATTTAATTGACTTGGATCTTTATCTTGATGGGCTATCGGTATTTCATTGTCTCCTTCATTCCTGAAAAACAAAATATAATCTGGTATACCAACACGGCTCATTACTGAGTCCTTTTTTATTGTTTTATGCAATAATCCCAATGCTTTTGTTCTTTGCATTTCTGTGACAGGGTTTTTCCATATTGTTGTACGGGCATGATAAATAAACCCCTGATCCTGGAACCAGTCTATTAACATTCCTGAAAAATCACGCAAACCTATATAGCCTTCTTTCCCTTTTTGGATTGGTAGGTCCATACAATGTATGGCACATATACGGCCCGGCTTAAGTGTTCTTTTTAATTCTGGTATGAGATATTTAAAATGATGCTCAAATTGTTTATAGTCAGATACATTTCCCATATCTTCTTCTTTATCGCTATAAACGTACAATTCTGCAAATGGAGGTGAAAACACAATTATATCTGCGCAATTATCATTTAATTTTTTTATTTCCTGTACACAATCTCCATTTATTAAATGGTAATCGTCTGTTTTAATCTCTTTGGATGGTATCATAAATTTTGATTTAGATGATTTATAATTAGTTTGTGCTGAATATTTTGACATTTCTCGAATACGTTCAAAATGTTGTTTTTCTTTTTCCAATATTGACGCTCTTACATTTGTTTGGCTTTCCGGTATTAATATATGTATTGTGACTTTTTGTTTTTGCCCAAATCTATAGCACCGTCTTACTGCTTGATAAAATTGTTCAAATTTAAAATCATAGGACATGAATACCATTTGACTACATTGTTGATAATTCATTCCAAATGAAGCAATAGATGTTTTTGTGACAAGTGTTTTAAATTCATTTTTTGAAAACCCATTTAAGTTTTTTGCTTTGCATTCTGCTTTGTCAGATCCTTGAACATTAACAGCATTATCTAATAGTTTTGATATTGCATCAGTTTCAGAATTTTTCAGCCCCCAAACTATCCATTGATTGTTATTTGAATTAACTAATTCTAATGTTTTTAGAATTCTTTTATCAAAAGATTTATTTAAATCTTTGTGTAACTCTGTTGCTGAAACAGAAACATCTCCGAAAAGATTACTGCTATCATTTTCCATTTTTATAATATGTTCAATATATTCTATCTCAGGTAAGTCGTATCCATCAGAATTAAATCCAAGTGTTGCCGGATTGTCAATAGCGATACTCCAACTTGCTACATATTTCCAAAATGCATCTTTTGCATGCTTCCTTAATCTCCATTTTGAAGTCTCTCCACCATCATGAACAAAAAACATGGCCAACATTTCTGCGTAAGACATTCCTCCTAAAAATTCGCTATGCTGTCCTAATTCCATATGATCGTTAGGTGACGGCGTGGCAGTGCAACACAGTTTATAATGAAAATTTTTAAAAGATGATAATATTAAATCGGATGTTTTACCATCTTTACCTTTTAAAATACTACTCTCATCAAGAACGCACCCCCCATATTTTGACAAATCCAAATTGTGTAATTGTTCATAATTGTTAATATCAAAGCAATCTATTTCAATCCCAAACTTTATGCTTTCTTCTTTAGTTTGTTCAACCACCGCCAGAGGTGCTAAAATAATAACAGGTTTTTTTGTTTTGATAGATACTTGTTTTGACCATTCTAATTGAGAAAATGTTTTACCTAAACCACAATCGAAAAAGAAAGCAAAACGCCCTTTTTGCAATGCAACCATAACTCCAAATTTTTGAAAGTCTTTCAGTTTTGGGTTTAATTTGTTTTCTGCTACTTTAAAACCTGACTCCAAAAATGTTTTTCGTTTGGTTTCTAAAAATTCATTATAATTTTTATTCATGTTTTTGTTTTTATGTTCTTAATATTTTTTTATTTTATAACTTGTCTTTTTCTCTTCAAATAATCAATATAATTTTTCATTTCAGGTTTTGAACTCCAATCTGTAATTGTGTCTTCTAGCATTTGCATGTCCATATTCAAAACCATTTTATCAATATCTGATCGTATTTGTTCGTCTTTTTCTTTTGCTGCTTTTTTTTCGCGTAATTTTTTATAATATATCTGGACTGAATTATCAGAAGTCATGCTATTCATTTCCGCTACTTCCCTTTTTTTGTCTCTCTCTAATTGTTCATATTTCATGTCCAAATATTGAGGGATCCATTTTGTCATTACGTTTTGACCATCTAATTTGTAATCTTTTCCATCCCCAATTGTGCCTTGTCTTACCATTTTAAACATTAAAACAATATCTTCAATGGTTTCGTATGGGTATTTTTCTACAATATCCGAGGCCAATAATGCCGATTGTGCCGGAGTTAGTGATTTACCAACATTGAAATTTGAATTAAATCTATTTATCAAATAACAAATTGCCGTTATCGTAGGAATTTCGCCTACGTATTTTTCAAGTTTATATATTTTTAATCCATCGATAGCTTTCGACAGGTTAAGGTTTTTTTCCAAAACAATTAACTCAATGTCATTATTGTCTGCCAAACAGTTTAGCAACTTCATCGACTGCGGATTGTTTAAACTCAGCATTTGTAGTTCCTGTTCCTGGTTTTTTTGTGATTCCATCATTATCATTTTTAAGGTTATCGACCCATGTATATTTAAATCCGCTCCAACTTTTTTCAACACATATTTTAAGCATTTCATTTATATTGGAATTCCGGCTTTCTATTTCTGAAATAAATGCTTTAAAAGCCGTCTCTGTATTCGAGGCTTTTTTATTTTTCCTAACTATCAACCAATCTTCTATTAACTTTTTTTCAAAACCGTAATTTATCAATGCATTCTTGAACACAAATATCTTAGGTTTTGTTTCTTTTTTTAAAAGAATATCATTCTCATTTACATTATCACTAACTGTTACATTAACAGTAACACTATCAGGTTTTCTGGGTTTTAAAATAACCTGTTGGGTTTTTCTGGGTTTTTCTGGGTTTTTTATTTCGTTTGGTCTTCCTCCTTTTTTACCATTTTCTCTACTACGTTCTGCGCGTTGTTCCCATTTTACTAAATCACGTTTTAAGCAATTTTCAAGGTCTATAAACATTAATTTAGTAGTCCTATCAGGAGCAACAGGATTAAGGTCGTTAATGTACCTAAAAAAATGCTTTATTAGCCTTCCGGCCTCATCGTCTTCTAGCTCTTCAAATTTGTGAATCCAATCGGCATAAACAACAACTCCTTTTTTACCTTGCGCCATTTCTGTAGTATTTAAAAATATCTATTCCGGTTTATCTGTTGATGAGTTCAATAGCTAATTTTACCCTCATCTCTAATTTCTTTTTATCTTCCTCCGGAACCTCAAACCTGATGATATTTACGCGTTCAATTCCAGTTTCTTTGTAGATATATGGTAGCTCACCGTCCTTTGCTCTTTCAATAAGCCATGATTGCTCGTCTGACGGCAAACTGCGGTTCCACTCTTTTATCGTTTCAATATCTTCAAAGTAAGGCATGAAAACAATTAGTTCAGCGAATCTTGCGCCCATAATACAAGCATTCGAGACAAGTTGCCAGTAAAATTTCTCACCATCCTTGTGCGCTGCATGTTTATATCCTTTTTCATCAATATAACCGAAACGAATGCGGTCCATAATTTCCTTTCCGTCGATTTTAGCTTTTTTTGTGATGGTCATTTTCTCCATATCAAAATCATAAAGATGGTGTATGAATTGATAAAATGACTTTCGAGTGAGCGGACATTTTGTATCGGTTACTGTTTCGGTAACTATTTTCAATAGCCTTTCCTTTTCCTTGCTGCCATCCGGAGTTCCAACCCATTCAGGATATTTTGGATGCTCATAAGTAATGTCTGAATGAAACTGATATTCCTCTGGGAGAAGTTCGTGTACAATTTTCTCACATAACTTTCCCCACGAAAAAGCGAGTACGTCAACTGAGTTTTCCAAACTGTGTTGAAAAAACCTTTCCATTATACATTCATCAACGTAAGTATAAAATGGCGCTCCTGGTTCGTCATTTGCTTTGCCATTTGACATTAAAGCAACGGCGCCTTCGCTTGAAGAAATTCTTCCTGTTCTTTTATTTGTTAAAGCCATAATAAATTATAATTATTTGTTAAAATCAAATGTTTTTTAACTCTGCAAATTCTGTAGATATTTTATTGAAGTGTTCGGTTTCAATCCGGAGTTTTTCTTTAAAATAGTTCATTTGGTTTTTTGATGCCGTAACTTCTGCTTCCAATTCAAATTTATAATAATCAAGGAAAAATGATTTTCCAGAATCTGTAATAATATCCCATAGGTAAAAAGGATTTACCCAATTATTATGTTGGTTATCCATCTTGTATCCATATTGGATATTATCAAGCCAATGTCCACCATTACACACTCCTCCTGTTATGATCAATTCATGTTCATCATTCCTAAATTCCGTCCAATTTGTATGATTTCCTAAATTATTAAAATTCCGAATAACAGGTACAGTTAAAAAAGATAAAAACAAATCCATAGGGACAGGATTTTTATTTTGTGCAATCCTAATCTTATCTTTTTTTATGTTTTTAATAAGTTCCATAATTTAAATTTTTTTAAGTAGTGATAAAGAAGCATATAGTTTGGTGTAACTATTGGTTTCCTTTCTGTCTATTATTCGTTTATAATGGACGAATTTATCAGATGGTATTTTTGCTTCCACTTCAATGAACATTGCTGAAATTTCGTCATGCAATTGATCTGTTGATAGTTTAGTGTTTTCCTTTGGAATTGTATTTGCTCTGTTAAGGTCTGATCCAAATAATCTTCCAAAGTGATCGCATGCATCTTTTATAGCCAAAGTTTTCGCCGTTGGAAGAGCGGCAGATACGCTATATGGTGTGTATCTATTGTTTTCGGTTAAGGTTGGTGCATCTGCTCCGGTTCCGTCGTGACTCAACCAATTATTCGGCGCGTCGAATTCCCTATAGTGAACCCTAGCTGTTACCGAAGCTGCGTTAAATAATGTTGAAGTGCTCAACACTTCAATTCTATAATTTAATTTGAATATTTGTCTAAGCAAGAATTCCACTTTGTCAATTGGAAGAAACTTATGACCTGGAATATTCGGGTGAGTTTTCACCCATACCGAAGGAGGGTCATTATCTAATAATTTCAACAAATCATCATTTGTTTTTATTTCTTTAATTTGCTGTAACAAATTTTCTACTTCAATGTTTATATCTGGTTTTCTCTCTCTCATATCTAGGCCAATATAATTATGTCACTCGGGTTACAATCCAAAGCCTTACAGATTCTATATGTTATTTCAATCCATTTTCCTGTAGGCGCAACTACACCGGCAAACCCTGCCTGTTTTAATATCTCGGCATTCGTAGGAATCCTATTGTCTTTGTATTTTATTCCAATCTGATTTTTAAGTTCTTTCAAATCTATTGAATATTCGCCGTTTTCAATCTTAATGAAACTCATAAAATTTGATGGGACTATTGCTTCAAAATTAACAATTCTTTCAATCCATTTAGGCGCTTTTTCAATATTACCTAGATTTGAAATTGTAACGTTAGATATACCTGCTATCTTCGCCAATCTTCTTTCGGTCATTGGTTTTTTTTCAGGATTTGCGTCATTCCATTCTTCCCTTTTAATTTTCGTTTTTATAATATATTTCATATTTATTGTTAGTTAATTATTAAATTCCTTGTAAATTTTTGAAAGTGGTAAATCGAAATCTGGATTTTTAGCATCTGAATTTATCGGTTTCACTAATTTTGATATCTCTGTAATTCTCGGATATTTCCCTATAATCTGGTTCATCCTGTTAACGTTAAAATTCCTGAAAATTTCATTAGTTTTTTTCATAATAAAATGATTTATAATATTCTTTTATTGTATCATAATCGTACGTTTCATTGCCTATCACAAATAGAACTCTATTTGCTTGTATCCTGTAAAATTCCTTTGTTTCAAATCTAAAATGCCAAATCAGTAAAAATAGAATACACCAAATTTGAAAAATCTTAAATCCAATCAAATAAACAGTTATAAAAATAATTCCTATTGATATTATTATAAGTCTCATATTATTTCTTTTTTTTATAACTTTTCAATTTCTTTTTTGACTTCTCCCCAATATTCTTTATCGGTTAATCTACATCCGGAGAATCTTAAATTTGTAAACTTATCAGAGGCTTCTTTTATTAATTCGCCAACAGCAAGCAATGCGCATTTATTTACAAACTCAGCACATTCTAAATCATCCATCCACTCAGGAGTTATTGAAAATATATCCCGGTGAATTACTAAGGCTTTTTCTTTTGGTGTCATAATTTAGGTTTTATTTAATATATTGGAGGTTGTGGTTTGATTATTGGTCGGTAATGCGTAAATATAAATTTACCGTTTTCAAAAGTATTGGATAACCGCCCGGTAAAAATATCAATGCGGAATCCTTTTCCATAATCAATTTTAGAATAAACAAAATATTGACCTTCGTTTTTAGGTAAATCTTCCTCTGATTCTATTTTAATCCAGCCGTTGTTGTGAGATATCCTACTAATGGCTAAAGGAAACCAATAGTAACCACTTCCGTAATCTAAATAACCAAGAGCCAATGATTCTAAAATAACCTTGTCTGGAACCATCCTTTAACTATCAATTTGCCCATCTTCATTCACTTTATCCTTCAAGAGTCCCCAAAACTCTCCGTATGCCGTTTTAATAGCGTTCTCTTTAGCTTCGTTTGTGGTCATTGCGTTTTGTTTATAATTTCTTTTAATGAATTAATCCTTTCGTATTTTTTATTTAATGTCAATTGGGTCAAACTGGAAATGTCAAAATCATTACATTTTATCTCTCCGCACGAAACCTTGTGATGTTTTTCCCTTTCGCATTGTTTCGTCATCCATTTATTACACGAGCCGCAAGAATTTTCAATCCTGCTCACTTCTTGACTTATGGTGTTAAATTCAGCCGCATTATGTAATGAATCTGACATTTTACTGAAAGCGTCCCAAATATTATCTAAATCCTGTTTTGTCTCCATTTGTTCTGGTATAAATTATTAATTTAAAGGTTTATAAGGAAACAAGCACAATGATAATTGAAAGAGTTAAAATAGAAACTCCATAAATTACAACCAACAAAATAGATATCATACCTACCCGGTCATCATTTAAATATTTTTTTAATGATCTTTTCATAATTCATTTATTTTACGATAAAGTCTTTCTCTGGTTGAAACGTATGTTTTTGATTGGTTCAAATTAATCCCTGATACTTTAAACGAGGCCATTTCTTCGTATATCTCCAAATTATTAGCTACTTCTTTAATAGAAGTGATTTTAGTCTTTAAATCTTCTAATTCTTTTTTGAGTATTGCTATCTCGCTAAATTCTTCGTTGTCTTCCACGATATATGATTTTTGTTTAACGCAAATATATGATTTTATTTAATGCGAAATGTGGTTTTTGTTTAATTTTTTTGTAAAAAATAAAACCCGACTCGTGACAATCGGGTTTTAAGAACAAAAAAACAATTTACTGTTAGGCAGTAAGTGGGGCAAATATATGATTTTATTATGAAATAAAAAACCCGTCTCTGTTTTGGCAGGACAGGCTTTTTGTAGAACCGTACTAATCGACTTGCGGAACGGTCGTGTTATTTTGGAAGTCTTTTGATTACTGATTTCATTACGAGTTTCAAAGTAGTTCCATAATCCGGAGCTGTGGCATATTTTGCTTTTGATATTTCTTCAAAGAATCTTTCTGGATTATTTTTGAACTTTACTGCTTCTGAATATCTTTTATTTGTCATGAAAAAGTTTACATGGTCTTCAAATGCTTTTTCAATACTTGGGTATTTTCTGAACCAGTCCTTTACGGTGTATTTGAATAATTTCCCCGCTTTAACTATTTTTAAAATCACAGGAAATTTCGCTTTGGACGTACTCAGGTATTCAGTTGTAGTTATCAGTTGCTCATTCCCGTTTACGCCGTCAGTATCTTTTATTCCGAAAGGATTATTACCTGGCATTTTTCGACCCCAATCACCTTCAAGAGCAGATTGAGTTAAAGGAATCAAATAATGAAACCCGGTTTTGGCTTCCACTTTTTTTGCTTCCGGAAGATATGTTTTAACAAATAGTTCAGGTGTCATTTTACTGTTTTTTGAATGTATTGCTTACAAATATAAATGCATTGTTCACTAAAGCCGTAAGAAAAACGTCGATATTTAATTTGTAAATTATAAATTCCCCTATTTTATCTGAAATAATTGCTACTAAGGCTATAACTGCAGGAACGTAATGCAATGCACAAATATCCTCTATCATTCCTGACAAAAGCCACGCTCCACTTATTCCTATGAACATAGAAAGTACTATGTTTATCAGCGATACTTTTGTTTTGTCTTTTTTCATTTCGATTGCTATTTTTATACCAACACCTACGAAAGCTGGAATAAATATTTTAATAAAGGTCGGCAACCAATCAGTCCCTTGTATCTTTTCTAACATTTATTTGTGTTTTGAGCGCCCAAAGTAAAGGCAATATTAATATCAAAAATGCTTCGCTAAGATACAATTTATCCCAATTCCCTGTTACTTCGTCTACTAAATCGTTGAGCGATGCGCAAAATAGAAAAAAGCAGATGAATGATTTCCTGTTTTGCATGAAAATAAAAATACATAGCATCCATAAAAATAAAGCCTTTAGTATTTCGAAAACCTGAAATCCTAAAAATATTTCCATTTGCTCCCAAAATAAATAATCAACTAATACTATTACGGTCGCTATGTATAATAAGCGTTTCATTATCTTCTTTTCGGTCGGGTGCCGATAAGTTCCAATCCGGCGGCATCCAATATTTCCCTGGCTTTCTGAATTGCCCTTTGTTCTTCTTCTGTTGCTTCTCTTTCTATTGTTACTTTTTCATTCATTTTATTTTAATTTAAGATTATTTAATACCTTCCACGGTTACTCCGAATAATCTGGAAAATCCCAATACAAGCATATCCAACCCTTTCATATATACCCCTATTCTGATAACGGTGTTTGGATCGATAGTTGGGTCTGCGGCCAAAATAAATGTAGCCACCGAGGTGACGACTACCGTTCCTTTAAACACATTTTTCCAAAATTCAGGCGTTCTGCTTGCCAAAGCTGATTTCGTTGCAAACTCTACTTTTCTATTTGTCATAATTGCTTTATTTTTAATTGGTATAAATGTAGTAAATTATTTTAAATAAAAAACCCGACACATTAATGTCGGGTTTTATCTGTTTATATATTTTTAATTTGATGCCGGCGTGCAACTCGTTACCCATTGGGTTTCCCAGTACCATTTTTGATCGTCTATAGTTTCAGAACCATACGACATTTGAGGCCAATGTATTGGAAACGGCATCAATGAAAAAGTTGATTTCATAAAGTTTCCATTTCCGTCCGAATAGATTTTACATCACCCATATTGCGTATCACCTGAATTGCATTGCGTCCACTCATTCGTGACCAAGTCTGTAAGATGTTCGTATTTCGGTCGGTTTTACTTTAATTTGATCGTCTGAGCATGAATAAATTGCAATTCCAAAAACCGCCATTGCAATAAAAAATACTTTTTTCATAAAAATGTGTTTGATGTTTGCCTACTCGTTCGCTTTTCGGCTTCCGCGCTTATTGATTAGAAATTTTCATGTAAAACAGGGTGTCCTTTGTCATATACTTTTTCAAAATCCAGTATTCCATTAGGGTAATCTTCTGGGTCATTTTTTATAAATTCATTTGCTACTGATTCAGAAAAACATCCATCTTCTGAATATTCACTGATATATTGGTCTTCCTCTAATTGGAAGGCTGATACATCAGTTATGGCGTCTTCTTCACGCCACAGCATTACCTTTTTGTATAATTCAGAGTCAGGTAAATTGTTACAAAAATCTTTTAGTTCTTTCCAATTCATAATATTAGTTTTTTGTTTGCCTACTTTATCAGGGTGTCGGCTGTCCTGGATTTAATCTATTTTCTTAATAATTACCCATTCATAATTTTTTTTATTTTCAACGCTCATAAAGCAATAATTGTGACCAGATATCCTTTGCATGGAACATTTATGTCTCCAAAAACCTATTGTATTTTCCATACTTTAAATTAGATTTTACCTATACGATCGAGGTTTTATTTATTAAATATTTCTTTTATCAATTACCTGTAATACAAAATAAATCTTCACAAGTAAAGCGCATCCTAAAATAAAGCAGGCCAAACAGTTTGCAATTAACCAAGCTAAATGATTTGTGATTTTGTCCGGAGTATGTTTTCTGTTGTATTTCATATTTATTGGTTTAGTAATTCAGCAGTTTTATTTTCAATAAGTTTTCTCAATTTAGCTGAAATTTCGTTTATTGCACCGAGTTTAAATCTCCATGCCAAATGTATCTCAGAATACGATGTGCCTTTTTCGGCTTCTTCAAACTCTTCAACTCGGTTTAATATTTTATAATAATCCGATTTAATGTCGTCACTTAAATTTTCTAATTCCTTCAATATTTTATTTTCAAAACATACATTATTTATTGATGCAAATTGTGGTGCAATATGGACAATTTTATCTACGGTTTTGAAAAAAGTACGTCCGTTTGGTTCGACAATTAAAGTTTCGCAGGTTACAATGTTTGTAATTCCTTCCGTAATAATTTTGTAGGTTTTCATAAATGACTATTTTAATAACGGGAATATATATTTATTCATTCTTTCTATTTCTTTTTTTATTGTCTGTAATTTTTTTATTTCTTCGTTGAGAATATTTTTACTTCTTGAAAACATTTCTTTTTTTAAATTAGTAAGTAATTCTATTTTTCCGTCAACATCCATTAATGCAAACATCTTATTTATTTCGTAAGTTTCATCAGATAATCCTCCGAATGCAACTAAATCAAGGATATATTTAGTAAAAAAAAATGTCTCTTGCTCTTTTTCTTTCATAATTTCATAATTAAAAATGTTTTAACAACTATATTCAAATTTTAAAAAGTGTTTTTCTGTGATTGGAATAAATATTGTTCCTGAGTAATCATCGCACACATATCCAGTTCTTTGTGTAATAAATATATGCTTGAACCAAAAAGGTGACTCTGATTGTTTATCTCCTGAAACTTTATGCCTTCTTACAATGCCAGTTATCTCTACATTTCCGCTTTCAAATATAAAGTCTTTAAGCTGATTGAATTTATATATGGAAATTCTTCTTAGAATAGCATTTAAAAATCTCTCGTTTCTTCTTTGAATTTTATCATAATATTTTTTTTCATCTTCTGCGAATTCTGACATCATTTTAGATTCAAATGTTTCATTGTCCATATGTAGTTTATTTAAAATGAGAAAACCCCTCAAAAAGTGTGCGGCTTTATAAGGGGTTTCTCGGTGAAATTAAATTAATTAACTCACTATGTTCTTTTATGTTGCCGCACAACAACGATACAAATATAATAAAAAAAGCACAACTTTTACATTGTGCTTTTTAAATGTGATAAAAATGTGTTTTACTTATATTATTGCTCAGTAATTAAAACATCGTCAAAGACTATTTTTCAAACCCATTTAATAGCAATTACCGGCTTAATTCTTTTCGGATATGTAATCGTAACTAAAATGAAAAATAATCCAATGTGACACTCCTTTTTCGCGAACACAATTGCTAAAGCGAATTGCGGCATGATTTCAATTTTTGTTTTCATGATTTCTTATTTAAGTGATTTATATTTTCTATTATAAATTCTGCGCATTTCACTCAGAAGATTGTCGTAAGTTCCGATGTAACCCATGTCGATTGCAAAAGCCAATTTAGTTTGAATATCGTTCAATTCTCGTAATTGTTCCTCAGAGGCGGTTTGTCGTAAATTTTTACCGGTAGTTCCGTATACAATCCATTGTAAGGCAATAGCGACTTCCTGAAACGAATATCCTTTCAATTTTACGATGGACGCAGAAAGCGTTTTATAATTATCTCCTGCATCAGTTCTACTTTTTATCAATTCATCATAAACGAATTTAATAACTGATATTTTGTATTTAGGATTTACCCACATCGCAAAGTCAATAAACAAATATGGGTGCATCCACATTTCTCCTTTTGTATTTCCTTTTGATGTTAGGCGAGACTTTTTTTCGTAAAAAGCCTGAGGTGATTTTTCACCATTGGATTCTGACTGAATTTCCTCATTTAAAGCTTCCATAAACTCAACGGTTTTTTTGGCCTTTAAAAATTCATCCATACGTCTACGCCCATTTTGAGGTCTTACGTTCCATGCTAACAATAATGCGTTAGCGTCAAAGTAACCGTCTTTTGTCCGTTGTAGCACATCAAAGCTACCCATTTTACGAACCATAACAACTGATGTTATCATATTTTAAACATTTAGTAAATTATCACTGATTTTTTGCAATTGTAAGATGATTTTTTTGCCTGAATACTGTTTAAACAAATTTTCTTGAGATAGTTTATCTAAAAAGAAAACTCCTTAACCGGGCGTGAGATTCGGTTAAGGAGATTATGTCTTTCTTTTTGATCCGGTTACGGGCTTTTGGAAAATCCTAAACTCAATTAGGATTCTCACGCCCGTAATTGATAGAGCAAATTTAATGAAAATATTTTAATATGCAAATGAAAATACAATTATTGTAAAATTCTGTCAATTATCTTTGTGTAACTAAAACACTTACTGATGCTCCATTTACATTAGAATAAGTTGGAAGTAGTCCGATAACATCGGCTCTATTTCTTACATTAACAGTAAATCCGGTTGTAGATATTGCTGTAATTCTTATAGTTTGAGTATCCGTTGGATTAATTATTGCTGGCTGTATGTCCGGTGACGATGGGTATGCGGATGCAAAAGTAACAGTAAAATTTCCTGAGCTGTTCGATATACCTGAAAACGTCTCTTGTTTTTTGCTTTGCATTTTATATTGAAAAACCCATCTCCCAGGATCTGTCAATAAAATACTTGTAGGCTTAATTACGGTCAATCCATTATCTGATGCCGTACTATTTGCATCAAATCTCCATTGTTCTAACTCGTTATAACATTGGAGTTGTTGCGTGTCCTGTTGCCCATCGTAGCCGTACATGTCAGCTCTTGATGGTGTAGATAAAAATGCTGTTAATGGCATAATATTTAAATTAATTGGTTAATATTTATTTTGACACATTTACTGTGAATGAAGCTGACGCAGGATTTACCGCAGATACACCTACTACCAATAATCTTACTGTAACTGTATTGGTTGCAGATACCCAAGCACTATATGAACTATTAGCATTTACCGCGGCATTAGGAATTCCTAAATAAACTGGTTTGCCTGCTACGGCCCCGGTTACTGTTATTGTTAAATCTGAACTTGTTCCCGATGATGTGTTTGGGAAATCAAGTGTTGCGCTTGCTGTATATGGGGCTAATGACCATAAAAAATTACTTACCTGAGTTGAACCCGCAATAGGAGTTATACTATATGTACCTGGATCCGCGCCTAAAGTCGTTGTCCGTACGTATGTCATTGCATTTCCAAGATTACCACCATTGGTAGACATAAGATTATTTGCGTTTCCTGTAGTGACTGTAAATGCCGTAGCAAAAGTAGGAGCGTCGTTAAATACTAATAATCCCGCCCCGGTTTCATCATTTACCAACGTTCTTACATTTGCAGAAGTACTGGATGCGTTATTAACATCTACTGTATTTGCTTTCTTTGATAAAAGAGCTTCTAACGTTGATGACAAGTCTACTGTAATCGCTCCTGCAGTATTATTCACATCAATCCTTGCTGAAGTCCCTAAAATTGACTTGTATTCTTGTGCCGTTCCACCGCTGTTTATCCCTGCTACTTGGTTAGATGTTCCATTTCCAAGTGATGCAGTAGATGGTGTTACGTGAACAGTTCCGTTTACCGCATCTACCATAGTAACAAATCCAACTCTATAACGGTAATTTGGCGATGTCGGCGCAGTTTGAGTAAGCGCGCCCGGTGTCACTGCTGAAATATAAACTGCACCAACTGAGAATCCAGAAGTATTTAAACCATGTACAACTCCTAAAGCCGTCACATATCCGATTGCATTATTGGCAATGGATTCAGTTGTAAGTCCAACTCCTACAGTTGTAGTGCCTGAATTTGCTTGGGCAAGTGCAATTGTTGGTAAACCTGCTGACGATCCATTAATATAAACCGCCTGACCGTTCGTAATTGTTGAGCCTGAAACATTTTTTACCCGAATCCAGTCTTCTTGACCTACTTGTAAACCTATGGCGGAATCATTATTGTAAAATGTCATAGATTCGTTATCCGTATCGTAAACTAATTTTCCTTGGGCATAAGCAGGTGATGCCGTACCCGAATAAGTAGTTGATGGTTGATTTGTGCCGTTTGAAAATGTTTTTATTCCAGAAGCGGTTTCATTTCCTGTAGTGTGCAACAAGTTTGAGTTATCCAAACCCGCTAATTTTGTTTTTTCTGTATTTGAATACTGTTTGAATGTTGTTCCATCCAATACATCATCCTGATTTAAAGTAATATTTCCTGATGTATTGGCCGTTTTAGTATTTACGCTTACTACCTCTGTTCCACTTGCAACATTGGCCATGGTTCTATTTACATCAGCCCCTAAATTTATCAAATCAATAGAATAAGTCGGCGTTACGCCCGCAGATTCAAACTTAAAACCTGTATCCGTACCGCTTATTGAATTATAATCCACCTCCGCAGGGTTATAAACCTGTAATGATTCACCCGATCTTATATTTAATAGTGATGTTACTGTCCCGGTTACGGATAAATTACCCGCTGATGATATATCTCCGCCAACGGAAAGCATATCTTCCACATATAGGTTTTCAACCCCAGTTAAATCTTTATTGTTTAAATCAACATCTACAGGGTTTCCATTATTTAATACATACCCCCCTGAACCTCCTGAGCCCGTTATTTCTTTAAGCATAACCAATCTTTCAGGTGTAGCGTCAGGCGTATACCCTGAGGGATAATATGATGGTGATATTTCCCATTTCCCATAAGTCCCTCCGGTTGTAGTCGTTAATAAATATGGTATTCCACCAGGGCCACCTTTGTATAGTGGTGAAATTACTGCAGATGTTGATAAAAATTGCCCATTATGGTCTACATACGCCTTTACAGTTCCTCCGCTGTTTAAAAAATTACAGAAATATCCAGTATTCAACTGTATTTCAACATTTTCAATATTATTGTTTCGAATATTGTTTCCTGTTTGTGTCCAAGGAATATCCGTATTAAGCGCCAATACAGTCCATATTGAACCATTGTAAAATGTATATTTATTTAAAGTGGTATCAAAAACCAATAACGATGTCGCCGGAGAAGCGATTGCATTTTTCTGAGTAGTTGTCATTCTCGGAACAATCATGCCTTTAGTTGTTGAATCAAATTGTATGATTGCTGATTGTAACATATTTACCCCTGTCGGCAATGTTGTAAATCCTTTTTCGCTTCTTTGTTGAGCATTTAAAAAAGAAGACATGAGAATAAATAAAAATGTGATTTTTTTCATATTTGTGATTTTTTAATAGTGACCCGAAATTAATAATACTTGGCCCTCTTCCGCGCCGACTCCTATTGTTAGGTTTGTTCCAGAGACATCAGTACTTACTTCGGATGATGGATCATTTGCGTTTAAAACAGAATCTACAATATATCCCAATGGGACAGTAACTGTATCTGTTCCATTCCATTCAATTCTAATGGTTTTATAACTGTTTCCAGACCCACCGCCTCCAGAAATATAATCAAAACCTGGATAATTAAGTTCATATAATTTTTCAGATAATTCAACTTGATTTGCAAAGACAAAAGAAGTTCCTCCAGATGTATCATCGTATACAATGATGTCTGATATTGGATATATCAGCCGTCTAGATCCGCCGCGTTCTATTATCTGAAAGTTTTCGTTATCTGTCTTGAAATAAAATTTAGATAAAATATAATCTGCTCCGACAACATCGTCGATATGCGTCCAAATGAATTCCGTTTTCTTTCTTATTTGAAACATTAGTCGTTGGTTATGTATGAAGCATTAAAATAAAAAAATGCGCCGGCGGCGATTGAATTTAAAATATAAAAAACATTCCCACTTGCCGAAAGCCTTGTCGCTGTGTCTCCTGTTATCATTGCATCAAATCCAGTTCTGGCATAATAAACGGAATTCGTAATATTAAAAGCTGTTTGGTTGCTTATGGCTGAACCTGATGTGTTTTTTATGTTTCCATTTACAAAGACAACATTCCCTACTTTTCTGAAAACAATTTCATACGAAATGTTTGCATTGGTATTATTTGTGATTGTTTTGACTCCTGAAGATTGTTCTTTTATCGGTGCTGTATATAATTCATCAGCAATTATTTGCCACGCTGTTCTAGCTTCTAAAGCTGTGTTCAATTCGCCATCAGCTATTGCGTCTATTGTTGCTTGTACTTGTGTTTTTGTTGACATAATTTTAATTTGTTAAAAAGTCGTTAGAATCCCAATCCGTATTTATAAAGTCTCCTTCTCCAATTGTAAATTTCCATGTAGTATTATCCGATATAGCTATATTTTCATTATATATAGATTTAACTGACCCAAAAAGAATATTGAAATAATAACTTCCATTTTCACTTACCATATCTGATAAAATCTCATTGGTTGTAAATCCGTTAGTTCCATAAATCATTATATCGTAAGACCCTACAAGTTCTCCGTTTTCTTTATATAGATACAATTTACCATATGGATCTAAAGTCACATTTCTATTGAAAACAGCTATTGGCGATTCTGTCAATCCGGATGAATTTATAGCTCCTTTTGGAAAAAGTGATAGTATTGCAAATTTTATCCATAATTGTGGTTCATCGATAAATTTTTGATTTTTGTCTATCGCTAAAGTTGCCGTTACATCAAAAGTATTGCTTTGCCCTTGCATTTCTCCTGATTTTAATTGCGGCTTATTGGTGACTCGATATCCGTCAATATATACAATATCATTTGAAATTGCTGCATCTAGAGCCAAAAAAGACAACTCTGTCATATCCTCAAAAATCACATTTTTCTGATATTGTAGAACTGGATTAAATGAATACTCAGAACCGGAATAAGTTATATATGTTTTGCTTTCCCTGGGGTCTGATGGACTTAGAAGCGTTCCCTTTAATCTTATTGTTTGAAAATAATTAGAATTTTTATAGTCCACTCCTGAAAAATACCCATAGGATTTATAAACTAGTCTTAAAGTGCTTCTTAACTCACTTTCTTCCGACGTAATGTATATTGGATTTGAATAGAATTTTTCTGACCCTGTCGTATGGGTGAATTTTAAATATGAAACCCCTACATATTCTGGAAACTTAAAAATTTCAAAAGCTATATTTTTTATCCCTGTTACCGAATTGCTAAATTGTCTTATTTCTGTAAATTCAGTAATATCATATAAAACTTTTTCTTTACAGTCGATAACCTCAACCCTAAAATCATTGTCAAATATAATATCTACATCGCTGTTGGTTATGGCTAAATAAGATTCGTATGGAGTTCCAAATATTGAATTAAAATATGGTCGCGTAGCTTGTTTTGGGTCATCCATTTCCCTTGCTTCTGCAAACGTTTTTTTCAACCTTATAAAAGCGTAATCAATCATTTTATTCATTTTGACAAAGCAAATATAATATTTTTCTATACATTTACATCATTCTTTTGGTATTTTAAACCATCGATTCTATGGTATAAATACTGTTGGCAAGTATAAGTTGTTTACAGCGATAATTCTAAAACTTATCATATTTGTATTTTTGCCACCTCCCATGTTGGCTGTAGTCCTATTTAAAGATATGAGTTTCCGTTGAACCTGATTGAATTAAAAGTTTATCTTATGGGTAGTTTCTACCTGTTTATATGCGAAAAAATAATATTTATAGGGTAGTTTCTACCCATTTATATACGAAAAAATGATATTTATAGGGTAGTTTCTACCTGTTTATATACGAAAAAATAATATTTATAATCTCTATGGAAGAAAATTTATATCGTAATATCATTTCACAACTCGATGCTATTACCAAAATAGCAAGAGAAAAAGAAGCAGGCTTCTTAAGAAACATAGTAACCATATCTGTTGGCTTTCTTGGAATTATTGTCTCTTTGAGCGATACAGATAAAATGGGCAATCTAAAACACTTCTGCTTTTCTATGCTAACCACATTACTCGTACTCGCAATCCTTTGCTCTCTAATTTTCCTTTATGGCGAAGTACGAGTAATAAATCGGATTGACTCACTGATTTTGACAGATGTAAACAAACAGTTGGAGGAAAACACTTCCATAGCCAGGAAGTATGTCGCCAACGATAAGCCGTACGATTTATTAAAGACCGCCGCCCTCGTTTTCTACATCTCTTCATTACTTGTATTGGTTCTGTTTTCCTGGGCGTGATATCCAGTGTATTGTTAGGCGACATGTTTAAAATAAATTCCATAAAAATCCGGTGTAAAGAAATGGATACGTACCAAAGATAATATCAAATGTAGTTATATTTTTTATATTTTTACATAAATAATTTTTAAAGCCTGTGAAGTTGCAGGTAACCTATGAATCATGGCAAATAATGTAGAAATTACCGTCTTATCGCAATTAGAAAAAGAAACAACAAATATCATTGCGAATCTTAAAGAAATAATAACACTAGCAAATAAAGTATTATCTAATAATAAGGGCAGCGTTTCAAGCCCCGCTGGATTAAGCGGGCAACAAACAAACAATGCGGCATTAACGGCAAGTATCAAAGCCCAAAGCGCGGCACTTACTGAACTTCAGCAAAAATATAATGCTATTATTCAATCGCAAGGCAAGTCGACAACATCCACTAGAGGCAATACATCAGCAACGCGAGAAAACTCCGTAGCCAATCAAATACTAAGGGCTGAAACTGATAGAAATATAAGAGCCAACACTTTGTTAGGTGGCGCTTACGCCCGCGCTTCCGCACAATTGCTGATACTTAAGAAACAAGCAAAAGATTATGCCATTGCATTGGGTGAAACACACCCCAAAACATTACAGGCGGTAAAAGATGCTAACGACTTTGGAAACCGTATTAAGTCCGCTGATGCTGTTGTTGGTGATTTTCAAAGGAATGTAGGTAATTATTCAGGTAGTTTAAGCAAAGGGTTTGCAAGCGCATATTCAGGGCTAAGACAGTTGGCTATATTAATACCTGGAATAGGCATTGCAGGATTGATCGGCGCAGCTTCGGAAGCTATTATAGATTTAGTAAAAAATATCGCAGGGGCAAATAAAGGTATCAGAACGTTGGCGGAAAACAGAAATGACTTAAACAACGCCATTAAGGAAGGCAATAAATTGGCAGGTGATGAAATCGGGAAACTTGATATACTTTATAAAACTGCAACCAATGTAAACCTATCCATAGCACAAAGAGAAAAAGCCGTTAACAAATTACAAGAGCTATATCCTTCATATTTTGCAAATATTGATGATGAAATAATTAGAAACGGTAAGGCAAAAGATTCTTATTTAGCTTTAAGAGACGCTATATTTGACAGCTCAAGGGCAAAGGCAGTACAAAATGAATTAGAAAAAAGGGCGCAAGAACGATTTGAAAAGGAATTAAAAATAAGGGAAACAATTGCGCTTTATGATGAACGTTCGATAAATGCTGCTGCATCAGAAAGCATAACAAATTCAAGAAATGACGCATCACCGGGAATTACAATTAAAAAGACTGCCGAAGAAAACAGGGCGATAGCTAAGTTTCAGAAGGCAGAAGCCGAAAAAAGGTTAAAGGAATTCTTAAAGGCGAGCTTAAAAGAGGATGATTTATTGTTGAAGGCACAAGAAGAGTTATACGGTAAATCAGCAAAACTTGAGGCAGACAGAATAAAAACAAGGGGGGAAAGTCAGAAAAAGGCGGTTGACGATTATTCTTCGTCTTCCATAAAAGCCATTGAGGCGCAAATAGAAGCGTTAAAAAAATTCCGCGATAGCGTAGATTACGATGGCGAAATATATGGAACGGTAGGAAATCAAATCAACCTTTTAGAGGTCATATTAAAAGGACTTCAACAAACCGCAGAAAAAGGCATAGATGTAAAGTTGAAAATAAATAAAGAATTTGACGGAAGCTTTGATATAAGTGATAAAAAATACATCGCGGAATTATCTGAAGACATTAAAAAAGAATTTGACGAAGCATACGGATATGTGGACTCATTAGGGGAAAAACATCAAGGATATGTGCAATATTTATCTGAAACGCAAAAGGCTACATTTAGAGATTTAACTGAACAATATGCACAAGCATTAGACGCAGGTGACGCAAAAGAGGCTGCGTATATAAAGAAAAAAATAGAAGATTTCCAAAAATATGGAAATTCAATAAAATCATACATTGATACGTTTAAAGGAATTGACGGATTCGGAACTCTGTTTAAAATATTAAATAAAGAAATCTCTGGATTCGGCGAAAATTTCCAGGCTACTTTTTTAGCTATCACTGAATCAGCGCAAGAGGCTTTTAAATTTATATCAGGAGCATCAGATGAAAACTTTAATGCAGAATACGATAGATTAGAAAGACAAAAGGATGTAAGTATAAAATTTGCCGGAGAATCAACTTCTGCTCAGGAATCTATCCAAAAACAATACGAAGACAGAAAACGAGACATTGCAAATCGAGAAGCTAAATCTAAAAAGCAACTTGCTATTTTCAATATCTTAATCGACACTGCTCAAGCGGTTGTTGCAGCATTACCAAATATACCTTTATCTATTGCTGTAGGCGCAATCGGATTGGTTGAGGCCGGAATCGTAGCATCTCAAGAAGTCCCAAGGTTTTTCGACGGTGGGGTGCATAAAGGTGGTTTAATGATGGTGAATGACGGTGGTGGAACCAACTACCGCGAAACAATCGTAACCCCAACAGGTAACGTAATACAGCCGTCTGGGCGTGATGTTTTAATGAATGCTCCCGCCGGAACTCAAATATTTACTCCCGATCAATGGGCTTTCAACGAGTGGCTCTCTGGATATATGGGTAAAAATGGGATAAATATGGCTTTCAGGAAATTTTCTAACATGCCTAACTCAACTTCATCCGCCGGAATGTCCGACGACCAAATAAACAGGATTGTTTCAGCTATATCCAACCAACCAGGAATAGAAATGAAATTAGATAAAAAAGGACTCGAAACTTATGTAATTCGTGATGGCATGAGGAAAATATCCATGAATAATTCTACTTTTATAAAAACAAATATTCATAGTAGGTAAGAAAAATGCGATAATCACTTATCAATTTATTTGCATGCCAATTTAATCGATGGGGTACATTTTCCTTATACCTACCCTTATACTAAAGAGACCGCAAAAACAGTTCGTGACTTTGAGCAAAAAGTAGGAGGGGGGGCATTACAGGCTGTAAAAGACCCTAGAAATCCAAATCAAATGATTTATGAAGTTTCTGGAGTAGTTAAAATTGTGCACGACCCATTATGTTTGAACTATTGGCATGTTGAAATGCATACAATAGCATTCAATACAGCTGAAGTTAAGCAGGGAGGGGTGCCTTGGAAGGAGGATTTTTTTAAAAGCGTGATGAAACATGTAATAAAAGCTAATGCTTATGCTAGTGTTGATAATATCGCAACATTTGACAAGGCTATGTACATTAATTAAAGAACCAAATATGATATAATTTTAGTAAAATGCGAGAATGTTTAGTTACTTTAAAAGTACTTTTTTCTGGAAATAAGTATTAACTACCTCTTTTTTGGATTATAATTTAAGACCGTATCAATGAGTATATCAAAATCAGATATTCCAGATAATCTTTTAACGTTACCATTGATTTCAGAAAACCTGATAAAATCAACCTGCTTATTTTTCCCGTTTGCGTCTACAGTTTTGATGGCACAAAAGCCGAATGCTCACCGATTGGCGTATTGTTATGAATTTCCAGGTTGTCCAAGTTAACATATTGCTTCCTTGCATGATTTACTATATGGTGGTCGTAATCTGAACATAAACCTTTATGTGCATCCACCGTTCAACCTTCTTATCCTTATACCTGAACCGATGTCTCATCGCATTCAACAATGTCCTCTCTGACAAACGGTAAATTCAAGCTTACTTTTGCCGAGAAAGGATAATGAAATAAGAAAAATAAAAAGAGAACCAATCGGTTCTCTTTTTTTATGACCGGTCCTGAAAATTGTGGTTTTAATTAAGTTTTACAAATAGTAATCGCTATTAATCAGATAGTTATTTCAATCGTTTTTGTTAATAATTTCCATTTTAAAAGTATATGACTACGAATTTATACATATATTTATAACACAAAAAGCAATATTATGCATTTCATCGGCCAAAATGCACATTTCGTCTATTTTATTATTTATATTTGTTTATAACTAATGGTTTAATTTAAGAATTAAAGAAGTATTTTTGCACCCCTTTAAATATAGTGATGTATCCAAAAAAAATTACGCCTAACCCTTTGGTTAGCTCAACAATTGAAATCAGGTTTAAGACTGATAAAGAATGTAATACAATATTTAAATTATTTTTCGGTAAATTATCCGATAAATTACCCGATTTTGAAAATGCAACACTGCCTAAAGAATTACGGGCAAAGCATGCGGAATTAAAATATTACCCAGATTATATTTTTTCAAACACAGACTATTCGATTTCGTTTAATGAAAATTTTATAAGTTTTGAGAATCTTACGGAATATCAATTGTGGGAAAATTATTATGGTTTTTTTAATGAAATACTACAATTAATATTAGGTGCTGGAGTAATTGAGCAAATTGAACGTATAGGTGTCAGATATCAATCTAGATTTAATGTTGAAGATTTCAGTTCAGTAATTAATCACGTGCCCTCAATGAATATTGGTATGGAAGTGCAAAAAAATGATTTCATATCATATACGAGTAAAATTAAGAGTGACGGTTACGATTTGTTGTTACGATTAAAAAATAATATTACAGAAAGTATATTTGACAGCGATGAAGAACAAGGACACTTAATAGATATTGATGTATCTATTTCTGAAAGTTTGAATCATGGACAAATTACAATTTGTGTAAACAAAGCACACGAGCTATTAAAAAAACTTTTTTTTGGGTTATTAAAAGAGGATTTCATCAAAACACTAAATCCAGAATACTAAAATTATGGCAGATAATCCTATATATACAGGCGAAATACAATGGTTTCTTAACTTTAAAAATCCATCATTCGGTCGAGTTGAAATAGCCGAACCGATTAAGGCTGATGCATATTCCGATAAAATAAAACAGCCGCCAAACAGATTCGGAAGAGATAAAACCATAGGTGCCGAAGAAATCGATTTACAATTTACAAATTATGTGGCTGGGCCATCAATGAATCCTTATTCTCTACTCAATGGAACTGTCATGAGTCATCTTACCCATAGATTAGATTTACTTATTGAAGCCTGGAGTCTTTGTGGTGGAGAAATGGAAGTTGAATTAATCGTTTCAAGAAATGGGAATGATTTTGTTTCAGGACTTATAAATGCACCCGAAGCGACTACAGACGGAATATATATATTTTCATGCTCGGTTGTTCAGGATTTATTGAGAGCTAAACTTGACCGTCTTAAAGAAATTCCTGTTGATGTATTTTCAGATAAAGATAATGATGGAAATGAAATAATTCCGCTTACACCTACAAAAATACTTCTAAAAGCTAAATCTGACTTTCAAGTATCACAATGGAAAACAACTATTCCAGAAGGTGGAAGAAATGATTTTTTTGATGATCCAACACAATTCAATTTTTCTAGCGCTGTTGTAACTTTTGGAATAAACGATACTCTTTCTTTTATTCCTGGAAAAGGTAATCCTGACGAATTTCCTTATGTATATGCGCAAAATGAACTAACTGCTGTAACTATTGACATTACTAATATAAATGTTGTTCTTTTATCTGGAAGTAGCAATGTAACGCTGAGGGTTAAAGTTGGTGTAAGTACCGACACATCTGAATCTGTTAATTATGATTTACAGACTCGTTCTGGAGATGGAAATGCATTTAATCCATCTTCCAGTATTTTAATTCCGGTAGTTAGAAAGGGTGAATTTATTTGGATTTATTTTAGGGTCACCGGCGGCGGCCTAGAAGAACAATCCATTCATAACGAAAGCATGGACGTTAAAATATCAGCTACTTCTACTGCTATTGACACGGTGACTTATTCTGTACCATATGTTGATTACCTTAGGCAAGGTATTAAATCACTTACAGGAATCCCTTTAGATGCTCCAGAATTTGAAGATGATGGACAATTAGGAATGCAGTACGTTTCAAATGGAAATCTAATGAGGCAAAGAAACGATCAACCTTTTTATTTCACATGGAAAGATGAAGCATCTGATTTAATGGAATTTTGTGCAGATTACCAAATAACTGATTCTGGTATATTTATTGGTACTTTTCCAAATTTCTATCAAAATATCGAGTTATTTGCCTCAAACATGGATCCTGATGTCGATTATGAAGAACGGCAAAATGACAGGTTTAAGATACAACAAATTAGTTTCGGATATGATAATTATGAGCAGAATAAGGATAGTTTAAATACAGTTGATTCAGTGCATACTCAAATGGAGATACAAACTCCAAACAAATTCCAGAATGATAAACTTGACGTGTCCATAAAAAAAATACGCGACCCAAATCTCATTGAAACAATGCGGTTGGCCGCGAATAAGGAAAGCACTTCATTAGATACAGATGATAAAGTTGCCATATTTGAAGTTGTGCCGATTGAAGAAGGAACCATAAAAACCATTTATGCGTCGTTTGAGATGCGTGTATTAAATCCAGGTACGGAAATAGCTATCCTACAAATATTATCCTATACCGCCGACAATGATTCTACATTATCATGGCTATTATTGGGTTTTAAAAATGGTGATACGGTTTCTATAACTACCGGAGAAAATATCGGGACTTATGGAGTATTACAACATAGCGCTACTTTATTGGAACTTGTCCCAATATCCGCTGATCCTGATTTCGATGGAACGGCTATTGTGACATTCAACTATCCTTTAACTGATGTTCTATTTCAGACAAGAACCAATGAAGGGTTTTCTAGTATTACAGGAATATCCCGCCCTGAAACATACGCAAATCTTAATTATACCATAAAACATAATCTTCTCCGCCCAGGTTGGTCATCATATCTTCATAGTATTGCTGCTAATCGCGAAGAAGGAGAATTTACGGTAAAAAAACTTATTAATAATGTCCCGTTAGTAGTTGATGGAATAGCTGAATTAAATCCAATAATTGTATCTGAACTGGCACCAAAAATAATTACTGACAAAATAATAAATTTCAAAATACCAATTTATTTTGATGCTGCAATACAGCTTATGGACGATATTACCAAATTAAGGGGGTATATTAGAGTTTCCGATAAATATAAAAGAATGCGAAAAGTATATCCGACAGAGGCAGGCATGGAATGGATTAACGGTTATCTTATCGGAACTGGGGAAATAAAACAAGAGTCTGATTTCATTGAAATTCTGATTGAAGACGGTGAGATGAGAATAAAGGAATCTGGATACAATGAGGAATCAATTATAATCGATCATTATTCTGTCAATAATGATTATGTTCAATTGTTTGATGTGTTGGATATTCCATTGATAAATTTAACCGTATATAGTAGAATAACAATAAATGGGGTATCTTATAATGATGTTGTGGCATTTTCAGATGCGCTATCCTCACTATTGAATTAATTTTTTTTGGAAAGATCTTTTAAATCTTTACAAATACCAATCCATTCGCCGACTGATATTTCTTTTGATTTAAGCATAAATTTATAATCAAGTGCTCTGGTTGCTATTTGAAGTTGCCTATTTATATCCGTGGATTCTTTTTTACCATCTTCTTTTAATCCTGCTTCTATAATTCTTATTTTGTTTTTTAAAGCCTCTAATTTTGATGCTATTTTTTTTAATTCTTCTTTATCACCATCCGGGGAATTAAAAACTGGCATTTCATAACCTGCAGATGACAATGTTTCGATAAATTGTTGTCTCATTTCCTCTCCTTCTATGGTGCTCGGAAATCCGGACCACATTATTTCTATCAAAGAATGTACTACTTTATATTTCGTAATCAAAGAGTCTATTTGCGCCAATTTACGCATTTTTGAAATCAACACAGAATCGTCAATTCTAATGAAGTACTCCTCCATTAATGCGTTTTCAATGACTTTTACGTCCTCAATTTCATTATCTGTGAGTTTGGTTTCTTTTCCTGTAAAACCTATCCAAAACCAAGAATAATCGCGTGTAGCGGTATATCTGTCAAAGTTATACAATGGCATAGTATCTATGCTATCATAATATTCTTTTTTTGAAATTAAGGCTTTATCTTTTTTCATCTTAAATAGATTTTCTTATGAATTCTTCTAATTTTGGAGCGAGCAACATATAATTCATTTTTTCGGCATTACTTTTTATCAATCCAAATATACCACTATCATATTTATCCTGTAAAAGTAGTGTTTTTGAGTCTCTACTAAAAAACCTAATTGAATTTTCTGATATCAATAAATCAAATCCATTGTAAAAATCCCCGGAATCAAAAAGAGTGGTCCTGTTATATGGTAGTCCCCTCTGTTTTTTTTCCATTATTGTAAAGCTTGAATAATATCCTAAAAATTTTCCATTACTATCTATTCCCTGATTAAATAATTGATCTTCTCTATTTAAATCTATTATTTGCTCCTTAAGCTCTCCTTTTATTAATCGTTCTGCTTCAGTAGGTAATGAAACCTTTAACCTTTCAAGATCATAAATAAAATTTTCTATTGAATATCCCACTTTTTTAAATTAAAAAAAGCGAAAGGCATTGTGTTCCTTTCGCCTTTTAAGGTTTATTAATTAATTTCTGCTATGTTACAATAACTGTTACCTGTGGTCCTTTGTAAAGAATTCCGTCGATGTTGATGATTTCAACAGAAAGAGTCGGATCCCATGTTTCAATTGTATACACGTCTCCAGAAGCTGCCGCCGCGCCTAAAGTCGTTGTTATATAGCCTGGATTTGTAGTATAACTCAATCCGGTATGAGTCGAAACTGTAGTTGTTCCTGCCCTTAGTCTGGTAATTCTGAAATTTGCATCAACTGCACCGGCAAGTAAATGTGTATTATCAATAAGCATAGCTTTAAACACAAGAGCTGTCGCTGTAGTGGCTAATGGAGATGGTGTTATAGTTACATCGTTAAATCCATCAAGGTCGTCGGCCGGGACAAAATCCAAATTGCTTCCTTCTATAGCACATACGGTTTTGTCAAAATTTTGACGATTTACCTGCACTGTGAAAGATTGCATGTGGTCATTCCCGATAACATATTTACCGGTATCAAACATTCCCATGTTAAGTCCGCGACCATTGCCTTGTTTGTCCAAAGATGCAATCCCATTGCCTTCGGTGTCAAAAACAATAATGTCCCATTGATTGTTGCCGTCGAGATATGTAAGCGCCTTGAAAAAGTTAATTCCGTTGTCGGTCGTGAATGTCCACAAATATGGATGCTTAAGCATTGTTCGCATATTTCCGGTGCTTGCGTAAGTCTTACGATCGTTGTCCGGCGTTCCGTCTACAAAATCAGTGATACCTTGTAAGACGACCCATCCAGATGTTTGTATTTTTTCTTGAATATTTGCCAAAGAAAATACAAAGTTCGGAGCCATCTTAGTTCCTTTAGGCACAAGAAGGATTGTTGACGGATTGTTAAGGTCGAAACTGCATGCCGCCAGTCCGGTACCTATGACCCCAGAAGATCCACAGTCAATGAGGTTAAAAATTTCTGCAATTGTGTTCATTTTATGAATTTATTAGTTATTAAATGTTTTGTTGTTACTTTTTTTGGATCGAGCAATAATTTATCCGTGAGGTTATATATTTTTTCGCCTGTGAATACTTTCAAAACCTGATATTCCTGTAATTTTGTTTTCTTAGACATTTTTAAAAATATTTTTATTTATGCATTTTGGATCTCCATTTGCTTTTACTTCTATTGTAATTGTCGTTTCGAACATTATTGCATCCCAAATCTCAATTGTATAATTTTCTTTATCATCTCCAAAATTTGGAAATTCTGAAATTTTGAATATACCATCCCAATTAAATACTCCAGCCCTTTTAAAACATGCCACCACATCTTCAACTACCGGATAAAGGACGTTTCTGTAACTCATAGCCCATCTTTGTTCATTGGTTAAAGATATATCCTTGTTTACCGTTGATATCACCAATACTAAATTAGTCGTGGCTTCATGTCTGGCAGTATCTTGAGTGCTTTGTGTAGAAGTCTGATATATTAAAGGATATGCGCTTTTATTGTTTTTCTTAAACAATGTCAACTGCTTTATCAAGTGGAATTGGTTTCCCCACTTATAAACAGGCTTGAATCCAGTTTGCCTTTCTGGCATCTGCAGGAAAACTTCTGACAAAACTTCTTCTATGACTATCAGATTCCTCATATTCCCCAGATGTTTTTAGTTTCGTATGTTGTAAAAAACTTCACATCGTAATCTTCAGGATAAGCCAATAAGTAATCCAATAATGAAATGTTAGAAATATTTTTATGACATGATTCGCCCCAATTATAGTAAAAGTTATTCCAAATATAAGGATGTATGTCTAAATTACGCCCCTGATACATCGAAATGAATTCATTCCACCTCGCTGTAAGCACAGCTACAGGACTTACTGAAATTGCATTTTCTGCTTCTGGTTTTACTTCTCCTACCGTCGTGTATGTCGTTTCATCATGAAGTTTGAAATTGTAAAAAACATAATAGGCTATTAAACTTATTTTATTATTCCCTACTTCAAACCTCAATCCACTCCATCTTCTGCCATCGGGTAAAGTTTTCCCATTGGTTAAATCGGCCCATTTTTGTATAGGCGAATTTATTAATGTGCCATCCGGATTAAATTGTGAAATTAATTCCGAATATTGTACATACCCTAAGGCATTTACCAACAACACATATTCCATTTTAGAAATAAATAAATCTAGTTCACCTATAGATGTAAGTGCGTTAGATTGAATTGACGGCTGCTCAATACTGTTAGGAATTTGCAACGGTTTATTTCTAAAATATGTGCTGTTGATTATCACCCTTAAACTTTTTCGATTACTCCGGCTTTATCGTAAATAGCAAACGCCTGGTCTGATACTTCTTGCTCCATGCCTTCCTTCAAATACAATCCAAAGTCTTTCGTAAACCTGACATTTGTTGTGTTAGTCAGACTTAAAACCACTTCTTTTCCTCCTTCGGATAGTTGTTTTTTGCTTTTCGCGCCTTGTTCTTTCATATACGCAAGTACCAATCCCCTTGCCTCGTTGTTTTCTGTAGAATCTTCTGTTTTTTTAGCTTGTGCCATTTTTTTTACTTTTTAAGTTATAAGTTATCCCCCGAAATTAATCGGGGGATTTTTTATTAAGCCGCCGTAATAAGCGTTTTTACATTCGAAAATGTGTCTTTAACCAGGCCGATTCGAGTGGCTGTTGGAATAATTGTAACAACAAACCGCTCTAAAACGTGTGTCCTGATATTTCTTGACAAACCTGATGCTGTTGTTGCAGCGGCATCTGTACGTCCGTCAGTTTCGAAATACAGCAATTCATTATCCAATCCAACTTTTACGGTTTGAATCAAATCACCTACAATAAAGGAATCTACGGCAATCGTAGGGTCAAGTACCCATCTGATAACACGACCTCCCCAGTACAGACCATAATCTCCTACCAAAGAAATTGCATTTCCGTTCCATAAGTTGTAAGTTCCATCTTCTCCCTTGTCTTGGATCATGTTTCTGTAAGCGATAGGGTTTAGGATAATTGCGTTTGGAACGAATCCAAGGTTCTCCAATTGCGCGATAACGGCACCAATGGCATCGTAATCATTCGGATTGTCGTTGATGGCAAGCGCAGCGTTAGCAGTAAAAGCTGTACCTCCGGCAACAACTGATGCCAGAACTGCGGCCGGAACTTTATCCATTACCAATTCAGCTACCTTTGCTTGCATTCTGTTGGCAATCATAGGATAAAACCTGCGTAATTTTGTAGTAGTGGCCCATTCCGCCGCTACCGGGTCAGCTGATTGTTCCTGAGTGGCGTACGTTAATTTCACAATTGGTTTCAGCGTACATTCCGGGGTAATAGCCGCGTCTCCTGTTACCGTTTCATTAATGACAAGTAATGTAGAGTTATCCAATGGCATTACATCTACCACTTCCATAATAGGCGAATAAGGCTTACGGTATGTCGCAAATCCAATATTCTGAGCCATTACAGTTCTTACTCCGGCTCCTATAGCTTGAGTTGATCCTGCAGCCGGGAATGCTCCGGAACTTACTGCGTCTACCGAAAGAACGTCAGTAGAAATGGTTACTTTTGTGACATCGATTGATACTTTTTCGCTTCCTTTTATGGAGTATTCCCCATCTTTTGCGAGTGCATCGTACTGTTCCTTGAACGAATCCATGAAATCAGGCTTAGACATAACACCTTTGTTTTCTTTCAATTTAGCGAGCGTTTTTCCCTGCTCTTCAATCGTGTCTGACAAATCTTTTGTAGCCGTTTCGACTGCCGTTTTTACGATACCATGAACAGTATCCTGAAGCACTAAGCCCTCTGTTCCTTTGCCTACCGCATCATCAATTAGCGTTTTGATTTGCAATGCATCATGAGCCTCTTTTTCAGCGAAATATTTATCCGCATCCGGCGCGCTCATTGCATCAATCTCTGTTTGTGTTTTCTTTACGAACATTTTTGATTTTTTTAATAGTTAGTTTCTTCTCCTTTTTACTTCTGTTAGAGTGTCTTTTGACGGCTCATTTTTAGGAGTGGCCTCTGCCGGCTCCTCTTTATTGTCTTCCAGGGTTGGAGTTGCGTAATTGCTTCCAAATACGACTGCCGAACCCTCTATTATTTTTGCTTCTGTTACTGCCCAGAAATATCCTTTTTGATCTGCGGCTTCTTTATTTGCAATAACCGGATAATATTTATCCCAGACTTCTTTTTCCTCTTTGTTCCATTCGGCTTCTGAATTTATAGCAAGGTGCATTTGCACATATCGCATCCCAACTGAATGGTTTTTAACCCATTTGTTTTGATACTGGTTAAGCATAAATTCATTCCGTTTTTTTAATATAACACTGTCGAATATTAATGCTTGAGTTTTCCCTTCAAAATTGAGTCCTAGTTTTGTCCAGTCCATTGATTTTACGTATCCTTTTGCATCATCCGCAATAACTTTGTCAAAGCTTTTATCATGTTCCTGCAGATGCAGAAAAGTAGAATTGTCCGATAGCGTTTTTTTCCATATTCCATCAATATGAACATCTCCATGGCTATCTAGCAGATTTGTTGTGTTTATTACAACTTTTACGTTTAATTCGCTTGGATCTGTATCATTTCCGGATTCTGCTTTAGTAACTATACCTTTTTCGGTATGATCATCTGAATAATAAAAACTGATTGAATCGGCTTTTTTTTCCATTGATTTTTTCAAAGAAATAATCTTGGATTTGTTATCAATCAAAGCCTTAAATAATTCGTCTTTTGAATTAAATTCTTTGTTCGGAAATTCTAAAACTTTAATCATTTTTTTTTATAATTTTGTCTTTGTCAATCTTCTCTTGTCGATCTTTTTTCAATTGTTCTTTTTGATCCTTGTCTATTTTTTCTTGAGATTTTTTCATGGTATTATTTTTTTGTCTTTCAGTATTCTTTTATATTGATCAACCGTGATTCCACCATTTTCTAGAATAGTCGTATATTGATTTATAGTTTCAGTATTTGTCTTTTGAATCCTGCTTTCAACTACGCTCATACAATTCAGATGATTAAAACTTACTCTTATATTTCCTTCTTTCGAAAATTCCTGATTTAATGTAATCACCAAGCTTTCTGCTAGCGGGAATATTTCTAATTCTACCAATGATAGTTCGGCAAGTTCCAGATTCTCATATTTAGGATCCTTACCGTAAGGACTCAGTTCTGGGGGGAAATTAAATGCCCCAAACACTGCCAATTTATCTGCTTCAACTTTATCATCAAAATTAACCTCGTTAAGCTGTGCAGATAAATTTACGGCATCTAACCCTTTTGATGCTACTATTATCCTATTATAAAGCCCTCTTGACCCAAGCTTTTCCTCCATTTCCTGCTTCTGCGTCTTAAGCCCAGGAATCTCTTGCTGTATCATCGAATTGAGTCCCTCGTCAACTGAATTAGAATGCGCACTTACTTTTGGCGAAACTATCGTGGTTCCTGAATTATCTATTTGAATAGATTTTGCTACCTGAGAAGTCATTATGTTGTATATCTGGCTTTTCAGCGGCAATATTACAGAATCCCCTTTACCATTAGTTTGTCTAGTTGAGTCATAAAATACAATGCAATCCTCTTTATCAATTGCATGGCACTCATTTTCATATTCAGAATTGATATTTCCATCTTTACCGAATTCTGTATAATCCGGATTTAAAGATATTAATTCCATCGTCTTGAAATTACCTACCGACTCATACCGTTTCCAAACAACTACCCATCCAGATGCTTTTATATAATACGCAAACTCTTTTAAAAATTCTTGACGTGACTGTTTCTTATTTGGCTTATTAAGCTTTTCGATAAGCATATCATTTTCATTATCAGATAAAAATTCTGCTTTTGAGAATGTCTTACAAATTTTTCCTATAACGTCATTTAAAATGAATGTTTGTTTTGACAGTTTTACAAATTTTTCTTCTATTCCGTATTTTGTCGCATTATGAAATCCTATGTCGAAACTGTCGATCTCCATTTTCACGGATTGCCCTGCAATATATGCCCTCCTTTTTTCCGGAGTAAAATATCTTATTGTATCACCTATAAAACTCATTTACATTAAAAATAAATGGCTCTCTCCGAAAATTATGTCGGAAAGAGCCATGTTAATATTTTTTAGGTGCAGCATCTTAAAAAATTCAGTTACGTGCATCTTCACACGTATAATTCAATACAAAAATATGTTTTTTTTTATAAGTTTCGCAATTTTGACTATTTATTTTTATTTTCCTAATTTATCATTGTAAATAATGATCTATAATTAGTGTAAAAATATCTAAGCATTTCAGTAAATGCATCTTCAATATCATCATGCCCATCATCTGCAGTTCCTGTTTTTGGATAAGCCTGGATATGTTTTATCGCTTGATTATATTCGTTTGTGTGATACGGTTTAGACATCGGCGTTAAGAAATAAACAAAAGATGAAAACTGCGCCCATGCAGATATTCTTTGTTGCTTATTCCCTGAACTATAATATCCGTCAACATATACTCCCATTTGTTGCATTAAAGTTACAAAAACAGATCCTTGATTATTTGTTTCTATTTTATTTATCATGCTGCCGTGCATTTCTACTTTTGCTTTTATTTTCCCCGATGTATTATTAGATGGCTCCTGAGTATATATTATATCATATACATAAATCTTAGATTGATTGATTTCGCAGAATATAGTCGCAAAGTAATCAGCGCCGGTATCGGCAACGTCAGTAAATGAAAACCGAATTACTCCGTCTCTATTAGATGGCAAATCAGGAACAAAGTTTAATTTTGAATAAAGCAATGATTCCCCTGTTTCAGTAGCTTGATTAAATTGAATATTATAATCGATGTCTGATATTGGCTTGGAATCTTCGGTAAGTCCCATTTTTTGCTGATGTAAAACTTCCCTATTTAATCTTTTTGGATCTAAAAGTCCATCCACATAATATTTTTCAAGTTCAGGTGGTTGGATATTTTTATATATGTTTTCTGCAGGGAGACATATATGTTTTACAAATCCATTATAAACTTTAAGTGCATTTGTTGAATTGTCAAGGTTTGATAATTTTTGAGATATTCCGATGTAAGGGGTTTTCCTTTTATCTTTTTTACGCGTTTGCAATGCTCTGAATCCAGCTCTTCCTAACTTTGCCTCAGCCGGACTGGTTGCCATCTTGTAGTCCATTGAATCGTCGTCTGAAATAATATGAGCGTGCTTTCCTGTTCCTCCGGCCTTTGTTGTAAATGAATATCTTACACCGCCATTTTTAGATTGATAAAATGTTTTTGCGGAAACCCCATATCTAATCTCTACCTGTGGGAAATATGCTTTATATTTTTCTGAATTGATTATATCCACAGAAGCTTGGGCGAATTCTGTGGCGTTTGATGATGATACGGTATTACTTATAAGGGTTTTCGTATCATCAATAGCCCACATCCAAGCCGGTGCCATTCTGGATGCTATGGTGCTTTTTGAAGTTCCAGGCGGAATATTTACGATTAGATTTATCTGAATGTCATCTATGATTCCATTGTACCATTTTTCATTACTAATGTGAGGCGATCTATTAAAAACATGTTTATCGTACACAAGTTGTATTTCATCACATAAATACTCTATATGCCAATTATCTTCAAATTTATCTTTTATAATTGTGTTCCAAAATTCCTTTACGAATATGTACAATGACCTTTTGCATAATTCAGCAATTACTTCGTTATATTTTGGAATTGGCACGGTTGAAGTCATTTTACCAATCTGGGTTTATATCATGATTACTGTCATAAACAACAAATTCAGCAACTGTTGATTCATTTTCTTTAAACTTTAAATCAATGAAATCCATAACTTCTTTCTTGCTTTTAAAATAGATAGTGGAGTTCCTGGAGATGCTTTTTTTTATAGTTATGTCATTCCAATCACCATATCTTCCAAACAACCAAAATCTTGTTTTTTGTTGTATCTTAAACCTGTTCCCGTTAATGGATAATAAATTAATTATCCTATAAGGATGATTTGCATTGAATTTCATGATGTCGTTTTTATATTATAACCTTCTTTCGTTAATTACGGTTTCCATCCTGTTAGATGTTTCCACAGGGAAATATTACCATAACAGTCGCCTAGGGCTGTGTGTGATGCAGGATTTGGGATGCCAAGCGCCTTCAGTAGGTCTTCCTGCTTATGTGAAACGGCACTGGGCATCTGGTTTCTTGCCATTTTAAGTGTGCATTCAAGCGGAATGCCAACAAATGTTTCTGCATTTCCAAATCTTCCGGTTAAATAATTGATCCTTGGCATGTCAAATATGGCGATATTGTGACCGATTAACTGTTGAATCTTATGTGTGACCACAAAATCATGCAGTGAAGCCATGGCAAATTCTACCGGTACACCTTCATCCATCAGCTTTTCAACAGTCAGACCATTAATTGCCATAGCATCATCTTTATATGAAACTAGTTCAATTCCGCATGGTCTGGTATACGGTTTAATCAGGTGATGATATTCATCCACCACATTCATTGCTGCATCAACTGCAACAATGGCAATTTCACAGACGCCATTTTTGTCTATGCTGAATCCGCCTGTTTCTATGTCGATAAATCCTTTAGTCATAATCCGCTATTTTTTGCCGCCTCTTTCTAATTCTACTTTAGCGATTCTATATTTTTCATTTTCAAATTCCAATTCTTTTTTTCTACTGAAATGATACTCTAATTTTGATTTATCCAAATCAATTTCGGAAACCATTACAGGCAAAGAACCGAAAAGTCGAAGCTTGTTAGATTTTTTGTCTAAAATGATGAATGGCACTATTTAGAAGCTAATGTTAACGCCCCCTCAAATGTGTTTTTAGACTTGTGTTTACGTTCTTTTTGGATTTTAAGTGCCTCTTTGTAGCTTGATGCTTCAACGGTGTTGGTATACTTTACTCCATTGACAATTACTGTGTTTACGTACGTTTTCATAAATTTAAATATTAAAGGTTTTTCATTTGTCTTTTTGTACTCATTTCGGCTTCTGTATAGCCGCAGTTAGTGGCGATGTTATCGTCAACCAATTTTACAGTTTGTTTGTATTCCGCATCTGCGATAGCTTTAACATCAACTTCTAACATCGCTTTGAAATCTCCCTTTCCGCTTATTGTTGCTTTTGGAGTTGTTCCGAAAAAATAACCGTTTTCATTGTAAAAAGCTAATTTTTCAACTTGTGTCATTTTCGGTGTTTTTGAATATTTGCTCATGGTTTCTAATTTTTGTTGTTTCATTTCTACATACAAATGTATAACTTATTTTGTAATAAACAAGTGCTAAAGCAAAATATTTAATTTATTTTGTAAAATAATTTAAAACAGATTGATTTTATTGGGATTTAGGTTGAATGGATATATAGTTACTTAAATTATATCAGGCTTCACATAAGCCTCAGCAATGGCCTGCAATGTTTCAGTTGACATCTTAGACATGTCAATTTCATTATTAATTTCAGTAGTCTTTTGGCGGTTGTCTTTTTCGTATAATCCAAGGTGCTTATTAAGCATATCTATAGACCAGTGCTTTCCATGTAGTTTAAGCTCTATACCATACCTCCCATGCTTAACTGATTCTATAGCCATCTTTTGCTCATCTGTGAGATCATCCCACGGCTTGAATACAAATTGTACTTCTTCCTTGATGAATGTTTCAGTATTTGTTGTACTGACTTTGTTCTTTCCGGTTCCAGTTGTAACAGTTGTATGTCTTGTGACAGGAATTTCAACCGTCTTGTATTCAACATATTCATCGATTCGTGCTTTTCTTAAAATATCCAGGTGACGGATGATTTCTTCCGAATCAATTTCAAATTTTTTGGAAGCTACCTTTTTTGATATGTCCTGAAGTTCTTTTATCCTTGCCGATACCTTAGGACGATTCAAAATCTTTGAAGCTTGTTGCCACTGCGTTTCCGGCTTCATGTTCTTAAAAGAATATCCTGATGCCCTAAATGCTGCTGTTGCATCTGGATTCCTTGCATATTTTTGTGCAAATGCTTCTTCAAATGTTGTTAATACGTTCTTTGCCATGAAGCAAATGTATAAAAACATTGAATAATAAACAGCAAAAAGCCTCATATTTCTACAAGGCTTCCCTAAAATCTAAAAACAATAAACATCATGAGTTACAAATATATGTCTTATTTATATTGAAATTCTATTTTATGAAAAAAATTTAGAGTTTATTATATTGCGGAGTGAGATATTTTCCAACCCTGCGCTTGCAAAAACCAACGCCCATTGCTTTCATTTCCTCTGAGGTTGATGGAAACACAAACTTTTTCGCCATATTTGAAATAATCGAGTAAAATTGTTTTTTCCTTTACAAAGTCTATCGGGATTTTCTGCGGAAATTCCTCTATTGTTTCTACAACCAAAAGTCTTTTTTTAAAATTATTTAAACCTATATTTTCTGTTTTACCTATTAAATGAATGATTCCTGTTATTTGTATATCTTTTTGCATATTTATTTTTTATTATTGTTCGCCGAATAGCTTTTTGTATTGTTCCTCTGTCCCTCCATCGTCTAACCAATCTTTTTTCATCATGGCTTTATCTTCTTCGTCTGGACTTTCGTCATATTCTCCATTAACCACTGCTTTGGCAATTGAAATTAATTTGGGCTCATTGGTCTCTTGTAGCATTTCAACTAGCGCTACTTTCCCACAAACATAGGTAGTGTTTTTAAAATCGTGAAACTCTCCCGCTTGTGCCTGTCTGATAATTTCCATTATAGCGGCGTTTTCCTTGAAATTAGGAACTACCGCCTGAATATCTTTCGGTAAATCTGTTATAGTTGACTTTCCCATTACTGTTCTTCTTTTTTAGGTAGCAATAGATTTGCCACATCTTCTTTTAAAAGTCCGGCTTCATTCATTTTTGCCACAAGCTGAGATGCGAAAAGCAAATCATACCTGTTTGAAAGTTCTTGACCTATTTTTATAGCCTCGGACTTAACTGCATCTATAATTTTTCCTTGCAAAGGGTCTAAAATGCTATTAATCCATTTTTCAGCACGTCCCGCGTCGGTAAAATAAGTATTGGTAGATATTTTTTCTTCAACTAGTTGCTTATATGTTTTTCCATCTCTAACAACTTTAAAGTCAAAAATATTTTTAACGGTTGTTTCAATTTCTTTTTCAAAATCTGTATTTATTAATTGTCTCGCAGACTGCTCTACAACTTCAAAACCTTTGTTTCTAAAATCAGTCATGACTTTAGATTTTACCTCATAGGCAATGGAATCTAATATTTGACTGTTAAAGCTTTGTTCATCATCTTCGGAATACATTTCCGATAAATCTACTTGTACGGTAATTTTCATAATTTACTTTTTAAAATTAAACAATATTATTTTTCATTTCAAATAAAAACAAAACCCTGTCAGCTTCTTTTATTGCCTGCTCCCATTCCGGAGAATTGATAGCCAATCCAATTTTATTAAATGTCGAAAGTGATTTTAATGATTTGTAAATCTGCGCAACGTCAGGAGCGAGGTTTTCCAGTGATTTTTCATTATAGCCGACACTTTCTTCATCTGTCACCGAAATATCGTTTAAATCGTCTGATTTCACTTCTTTTGCAGAAAATTCTTCTTCTGGTTGATATTTCACGAAATCTTCTGTATCTCCGTGATTTTCTGCTAATGTTTCGGCCTGCGCCTTTTGAGCGTCAACTTCTGACGGCACGTGTTCGTCTCCTGTATCTTGTTGATCAAATTGTTCAGATACTTCGATATCTGCTACTTCTTTAGCTTTATTGCTATCAATAAAAAGTCCTATTTCGTGTTTTTCTGCTTCCCATTCGGCATCATCATATCCGACCATTCTATCATGTTCAACAGTTACTTTATTTCCATTCTCGCATAAAAATTCTCTTGCGCCGCCTTTCTGAGTGTCCGAAAATCCCATAGATTCCAATTCCGCGCCCCTGAACTCTAAAATTGCTGTTGTCAAAATCTCGGTCCATTCGTTTGTACTCAATTCGCCCAATGGTTTTTCTCCTTTGTATTTGGTATTGTAATCGAATAGTTTCTCCATACGGGATGATTTCAAGTCAGAAATTCTTTGGAGACGTTGCGCTTCGTCGCGGTCGAACTTCACTTTCAGATCGTCAATTTTCAACTGTAAATCATCTGATAATCTTTCAGTCATAAATTCAAACGCAGATGTGTAATCGTCGGATTGAATGCTGCCCATAAGTTCTGATATTTTTGTCTGAAATTCATTTACAATAGATTCCTTGCTCCGGTAATCAGTAAATTTATTGATGATTTCCTTTAATACATCTTCTGAATCTTCGACTGCTTTTTGAAGCAAATATTTTCGCTTCTCATTTTCCCTGTCTATTTCTTCCTGAATAGCTCTTTCACGCTCTTTATGCGCTTCCAACGCCCCAAGTATAATATTTTCCGGATTTCGGACAATTTCAATCACCTTCTCGATTTCTGCTTTGTGCGTTTTGCTTACAGAAGCCAAAACCGATGAATTATGATCGCGGACATTTTGGAGGGCGTATCTATTGTCGCGGTGTTCCTTCATTAAGGCTTCCGCTTTCTTTACGTCCTCAGGGCTGAGGTCTTTTAGTCTACTGATTCTCGTAACTTCAGCTTTATGCTTTTTCACCAACGCTTCCAGGTTCTTTTTTACCTCCACGAAATCTACGTTTACCAACGTCCCCTCGGAATTCCCGATCAATTCTTTAACTGATTTTCTAGTAACCGAAACCTCTCTAGTGCCGATTACTTTTTCTACTGCTGTTTCTTTCATGTTATTTAATTTTATTTTTTAAATTTGGCTATATCATCATTTTAAGGTTAAATTTCAAAAACAGCTAAAGTCCTTCCGTTTACTATTACAAAGGGGGCGAGTAAACCGTATGAATTAACTTTTACTCGGTATAGTTTTGTTTTTTTAGGCTCTATCCCTGTTACTTCAAAGAAACAATGAATTCCGTCTTGTTTTATAAATATTCCATTATCTTCTGTGCATGGATTCCTTGAGAGTATATAAATATTGCCTTGAATCAGGTCATTTGCTTTTACGGGCGTTATATTTGTCATAATTAAATTTGGTTTTATTTTATTCGTGTTAAATATATTTTATCTAATTTTCTGCATGCAGTAAACTTCCAATTCAGTTTATTTTGTTCAATCCAATATCTCGCAGCCTGCATGACGATTGACCTGTAATATCTACTTACATTTAAAAACTCCTTATAATCACCTATTTCCATAGTTTGAAAATTATATTTTGTTTTAGTTAGCAATCTTCCGGTTCCATCGCTAAAGAATTTATATCGCGACATTTCTTCTTCTGGAATGTCTCTTATATGATTTACTTTTGAATCATATATCGTATAAACCTCATGTCTTATAAATTTATCTTTCATTTTGAATCCCTCATTTCTATTAGAATTAGCATTTTTGCCGCGGCTTTTTTTATATTCATTGCGTTTACAATCAATAAATCCGTGTTTCCATTTTTTTGTCGGTAATCGAAAAACTGCTTTCCTTTCCAAAATGCTTTTTCTACTAAAACATTTTCAGAATCAATGGTGCCAAATTCAAAAGTTTTTAAGTTATATGTAAATAGTTGGCAGTTATTGTGGATTATAGGTTTCATTTAGCTATGTTTCAGCTAAATTACTCATTCTTAATTAATTTTTGGCATTGGAATATTAAACAGCATTATTGCATGTTCTGTTCGTCCTTAATTTTTATATATTATATTTGGAGAAATTTATTTCATACTGTGTTATTTTTCTGTTTTTCTGTTGCTTTTCTGAATATTCTTTTGAAATCCATTGGGTAATTTTACGACATTTTGCTGCAGGAAATCTACTTTTTACCATTATGCCGTTGTCACGAATTAATCCATTCATCGACAAATACATGAAAATTGCCCCGAATGAATTTGGATTACGTGGTGGCATGTACGTTTTTAAAAAGTAATTCTTAAAATCGTCACTTGTAAAAGGCGAGTATCTTTTAGAGCACCAATCTTTTGCTATTTGGTAGATGTTTTCACATGGTTTCATGATATCTTTTTAGATTTAATGATTAGATTCGTAAAAAGCATATGCGAATCCAAGCGGAGTTATCGAACGTGCGTTTTTTGTTGCTAACGACCGTCCCCCGAAGTTTTTCCATATTGGAGATTCTTTAAATTTAGGCTCTAAATATTTTGTTTCCATCGTATTAAAATTTCCCCAAAGCCAAGTTTTTTTATTGTACTGACTATTCTCTGGAACCGGATCGTATCCTGCAAAATCGCAAGGATTAAATTTTTGCTTTGGTTTACCCATCCATGCGTTATGAGTATGAATATCACTCATTGGATTCTCAATCGCAAAGCATTTTAAAACTCGTAAATCATCGAAAAAATCAATAATTTCTTTTGTCTTTTCAACTAATTTCATTCCTAAATCAAATTCTCCTGATGCTTTTCTTTTTTCTTTATGTTTATTCCCGCACAATGCAAACACATCGCATGGCTGCGCCGATAAAACAATCACTTCTGGCATTACTGAATTGTCATTTATTTGATTTTGGTACCAATTTTTATAGTTCCATGTTAAAATGTCAATTCCGTTTTGGATATCGATATTTATTACCGTCCATCCATTTTCGGAATAAGGTCTAGACCAGTTTCCAGTTCTATCAAAAAGGCTTATTAAAATTCTATTTCTCATTTATCTAAAATTTCTTTAATATTCAATTCGTATTGAATTTTTTTAGCGATTAACTCTTTACGAGTAAATTTATATTGCCGATTTGAATCGCTACTTTGGATTAACTTAATTACTTTTTCTTCGCCATATTTTTCAAACAATCCTTTTTTGTATCCTGGTAAATTACCATCCTGTAAAATATTGCATTGGTCACATTGTCCATTGCAATTCGTTTCGTTAAAAATCAATCCTGAATATATCTCACATTTGAAATAATGACCACCGGAAAGTTTGCGTTTTTCATTGCAGCTGATACAAGGTAATCCAGAATCTCGTAACCTGATGTATTCCTGAAATATTGCCCTTGCTTCTTTTTCGAGAGCCTTTAATGATGTTTTGCTGACTTTTCTTATTGGTGTGTTTCTCTGAATTGATTTCAACTTCAAATTAACGGCTTTAAGCGATTGTTTTTCTTTTGACTTGTCAATCTTCGTTTGCTTTGATTTTTCTTGGCATTCGTATTCATAACAAGCATCTTCAAAGGAATTATACCTTTGTTCATATTTTGATTTGCAATATTTACATTTTGCCATTTTTATTTATTATTAAATACTCTTCTTCTATTTTTGTAAACTTAATACTTCCAATCTTAACGCTTCCATTTCCTGTAAAAGTGATTGGGTTTGTTGGTTGGAGAATTCGTGCATACAATTTAAAATAGCCTTTTTTGTAATAATTGGTGTTGTTTTTGGATGGAAATACTCATTTAGGATTTCCTCAGCCGTTTTCACTTCCATATTATTGCTGTGATTAGCTGTGACTTGCTGATTTACGAAGCCATAACCGCTACATCTCCAACATGCAAGGTAATCGGTATTGTTAATCATTCCGAATCCTTTACAGGTAGGGCACTCTATGTGATTTTCTGGACATTTATAACCTAATGTTTTCGGGCCTGTTTCTTTATCCAATACTTCACGGTGATAAACTGAAAATATTTGCTCATTTGTAAGTTCTTTACTTTTAGTGCCGAAATATTTTAAACACAAATCGTCGGCCTCATCTTCCCTAATTGAATATGTCCACGGTTCAATAACTTCTTTTCGATAGATTAAAAGTATTGATTCAGGTCTTATAGGGCATACGGTACCGGCAAAATACTTTACTTGGCAATCGAATTGTATAGGCTCGTTAAGTGAATTCCACCAATCGTTTGCTGCTTGTTGTTCTGTTATTTGTTCTGACATGATTATTTTTTTAAGGTTTTAGTTTTTTTTCTTTGATTCTGTCAAAATAGCAATCTGCGTAATCATTAGAATCACCACATAATCGCCAAATTTTAAATGGCGCGATATAAATCGCAATGAAGTAAGGGTTGTCTTTAAAATTCACGTCCTTGCCTCTACTTACCCAATAATATCCTGTTTCTCTTTCCATAATTAAAGTATTACTGGTTAATAGTTGGGTTAAATAAATGCATAACTGCCGGTATCAACTCCGCAAAATAAAAATAGCCCATATACATGATGATACATTTTATTTATCCTTTTCAGTGTTGTTGTAATCATTTCTTTATTAAGGCTATCATATAAATACAAAGTCCCATCTTTTGATATTTTACCTCCGACCAAATGATTACTGCCTTCGTCAGAAAAACGGACATTTATGAGTATTGGCAAATATTCTATACATTCTCCTGTCGGAAGGTAACTCAAGGCGCTTTGCGGAAGTTTCTTTCCTACATGGTTGTAATACAAAACCTCAATAAAAAATGGGTATCCAGAATCTTGCATCCATTTAGAAAGCTGTCCTATTGAATTTCCGTGTATTTTACTTTGTTCAATCCTTTCTAGAGTAACAAAACCATCACCTA